TGACTGCGTAGGCCGGCATAAACCACTGGTCGTTATCTCCACAATAAGAAGCGTCAATCACGCCCTGATGGTTTGTCTGGATAATGCCGAAGTTTTTGAAAGTCGAGCTTCTTGGCACCACGTGGGCTTCATACCCTGCCGGCAGTTCCATCGCCACCCCAAGGGGGATCAGTTTAAACTCGCCCTTCTTTAAAACCATATCCTGTGCCGCACGCAGATCAATCCAGTTGGATTTTGTACCGCCTATGTATTTCAATTTGTCAATCTTATCTGTTAAATACTTAATCTTAATTGTTTCATTCATTTCATCCATTGTTCCATCCATTGTTTTATCTCCTTTCAATTTGTAATTTGCCTAACATATATTCAATTTTATTCCATATAATTTGCAGCATTTTATCATAATTACCATACTCACAATAGTAGAATGCAGCAAATTTATCATTTGTTCCATAATCATATACATTAAGTTTAACTTCTCCGTCTTCTAATGATATATTTAACTCGCATTCAAGAACTGTCATTCTTTTATATTTAAATACAGGAAATCTATATGTATATATATTAGTTTCTTCGTCGCTTAAGCTTTTCCTATATTTGAACCCATTAGACGTAAGCCATTCTTTAGATATATTCTGCTTATAATATTTATTTTGCATATATTCCCTCCAAAATTATTCTGATTCATTTTTTAGAAATACTTCGGATTATTTCTTTATGATCACATGGAATACATTGTCCAAAATAATATGTTTTATCTTTTACCCTACAATATACTTTTACTCTTGCCTTATCTTCTTCGTTAATTACTGAGTGAATGCACTGTTCACACTCACTCGTTAAGATCATGTCTGCCATAATACTATTTCACCTTTTTGTAATGTTTGTTTGATGTCGATTAAACGTTGATTGGAAGATCCGCGATATGCTAATGAAATATCGCGCTGTGAATCTATGTATTGACCATCTACAAGTACATCACATTGTTTTATAATCTCTTGCCATCTAATTTGAAGTATGCTGTAAGAATCCCATGGTTTTCCATACAAATCTGTTCCATGAATGCCACAATTCCATATGCTTTCCCATGTGTAGCCAGTATATAGCCAGACAGATTTTTGTGGACTTGAAAGACGGATTTTATTGGCATTTGCGTTCAATATATTGTGGTTGTTTTTGTCATCGCCAACTATATATTGTGCGGAATTATATTGTTTATTTACCTCAGCGACCAACTCCAATACACCATCAAGATTACTTTCAAAGAGCGGATCACCGCCGCTTAGTGTCAGACCCGAAATATAATCCTTATCAAGTTCTTTAAATAATTCTTCTTTAGCCAATTCATCAAAGGGGATACCGCTATTAGCATTCCATGTTTGAGGATTCTGACACCCTTTGCATTTATGAGAACAGCCTGAGAGCCATAGCACGACTCTCAAACCTTCTCCATTGTTCATGTCTGGATAAGTAATATTATGGTAATTCATTACATCGACACCCTGTCCTTTATCTCCGCATTCTTTGCTTCATTATATCTAGTTTCTCCATGTACTCTTGTAAATCCCAAATAGCCATTCATTCTGTCAATCTTTGTAATCTTGCTACTTCCACACTTAGGACAAACATCCATTTCTACCTGCTGATATCCGCAATCTTCACAATAGCACATCGCAAGATTTACACCTTCATAAAAGCCTTTCTCCATTGCTCTAAGAACCAATGTCTTAATTGCTTCTATGTTATATCCCAAATTGTAACGACAATATTGGATTTTTCCACCGTTGAAATATCCCCAAAACCTTTCTTCTTTATCCTGTTTTTCAATTGGAGACATTTGCTCAGACACATGGCAATGGAAACTGTTACTTACATATGGTTTATCAGACACATTTTCAATGATTCCATATACTTTACGGAACTGCTCAATCTGTAATCCACAGAGGCTTTCTGCTGGTGTGCCGTAGATTGCATATAAAATTTGATCTTCTTCTTTAATTCTATCTATGTACTGTTGGATATACTGCATTACCTCTAATGCAAATTCACCATCTTCACGAATAGATTCACCATTATATAGTCTCTGCAATTCATTAAGTGCTGTAATTCCATAACTCATAGTCATTGGTGGAAGAATTGATTTAATCTTGTCCTCTGGTTTTAAATTTCCACCATATAATCCACCTTCGCAGAAGGCTACAGGATTTACACTTGCTCTCAATTCACCAATGTAATCATGGGTGCGTTTGTGCAATCCTCTAATAAGTTCCAGATAATATTCTAAGACTTCATAAAAATCCTTTGATTCCTGCCTTGCCTTTGCCAATATCATTGGTAGATGAAGAGAAACAACACCTAAATTACACCGTCCTTCAAATACTGGCTTATCATTTTCATTTACTGGATGCATACCACCTTTTTCATACCAAGGTGACAAGAAAGCTCTGCAGCCCATTGGACTTACTACCTTACCATACTTTTTATACATTTCTGGCACATATCCATTACCTGTTAAAGATAACCAATCAGGATACATTGTCTTACTACTACACGCTATTCCTGCATTAAACACATCAGCACTTGGATATTTTTCACTACCATCTCCATGTAAATTCTTGTCATACAAAAATACAATTTTAGGGAATAGCACAGGACGCTTAAAACCTTTTTTACCTTGACCTTCCTTATGCACATTGAGTAATGTAATAGCTGCCATCTTACCAAATTTATCTGTTGCTAATCCAATAGTCATCGTAACGAAAGGATAGTCACCTCGCGAACTTCCGACCGTATTCAATTTATATTCTATGCCTTGCCAGCCTTGCTCAAAATCACGTTGTATCTTTTTTATAACCCATCCTTCGGCACTGGAGGTATCTGTAATTTCGGTTCCATTATCTTTTTCAATACATCCACATATTTCTGCATATTCTTTTCTATATTTCCAATATGATTTTTCTGCATATGGTGCAAGAATTTTATCTACCTCTGGAACCGTAAATCCACCATATTGCTGTGCTGCCGTTGACAGAATAATGTCTCCCATAACATCAAATGCTGTATCAAGTGAATTGGGTTCATTGTACCAGACATTTCCCATCTCAAATCCGCCTTGCATGATATGTCCAATACGCATTAAATCACAGTTAAAAGTGTCAAGCCTTGCACTTCTATCGTGAATGTAGATATATCCGTCTTTCATAGCCTGTCTTTCATTAAGTGTAAGAAAGAATTTCTTATATAATTCTCCACTTAGTTCGTTATAAATAAGACTTCGTTTCGTTGCAACCAATGCAGAGTCGGTATTAGCATTACTCTTATCGCCTATATATCTGATCGCTTGACTTCTTTCATATACCTTATCCATCATATGTACAAAGTCTTTTTTATAATTTCTATATTCTTTATACATTTTCGCAACAAGCGGATAATGTTCTTCTAATACTGCTTCTACAATATTGTGCATTTCGTAAATTTCTGTTTCTTCTAAATCATTTTCTACTAATTTGTCATATACAGCGTTACAAATAATTTGATAATCTTGATCAGAAAGTTTAATCATTGCTCTTCTAGCCGCTTTATTGCAAGCATTGATTATTTTTTGTTCATCGTAATTTTCTAATGTTCCGTCTTTCTTAATTATCTGCAATAACTATTTCCTCCGCAATTCATTATCTTTCATCAGCTAATTCTTCCAACACGCCACCAATCTCAGCTACAATAACTCCGATTGCCATTGGAATAACAGATTTTTTAACTAAAGCAACAATACCACCAATAATTCTAATAGCCGATTTACCAAGACTAATATATAAATGTCCCTTACTATTCATTTTCTCTAACCTCCTCTGCAATTTTATTTTCTCTAATCTCATCCGCAATATTATTTGCTATAATCTCACAATTCAATTCACTTGACGTAGTAAAATTATAATAAATACCTAAATTATCAAGTGCGTTTATAATCTGTTTTCTAACTTCCAATGCTTCTTCTTCATTTTGAAATCTTCCTTCATCTTCGTATATATGGTTTCTTATAAGTAGATAATTTCTGTTAGTATATGAATTAAATACATCACGAACCGTCTTGTTAAAATTTTCTCCAAGTGTTTCGTCATTGTTATATATAATACAAAGAATCAACGGTGAATCTACCACCATGACCTGAACTTTATCTCTTACTCTTCCCATCTTGAAAGATTGCTTACCAAATAGATATTCCTGATGTTTAAAAACTCCTCCATTATTTTCATACACCTTATCTTTTGCAAACCCAGAGACATATTCTGCGTTGATACCTTTTCTTTTTAATCTCGCTGTGATATCCATAGCAGCCGTACTTTTACCTGCTCCTGGTTCACCAAACAAATTTATTACTATTGTGCTCAATCAGTTTGTTCCTCCAAATTTCTATTTACTGTAAAAACAAACAAATGGTTTAAATTCAACAATTCCATATCCATCACCAACATATTCTGAGATTGCTTTCATAATAAATCCTTTATTATAACCGCCATCTCCTTCATCTTCATAATTAATATCCTGCTTTGATAAAAACTGTGTGATTATTTGTGAAACAATACTGGTATCAAAATCAAATTGAAATTCATTCCACCCTTCCTTTGGTTTGTCATAAACTTTTCCAATACGATATTTTCCATCATCTGTTATTTGATATACATATTTAGAATATCCAGACATTTTCAAAGCAAATTCTAAAGCCGATTGTAATTGTCCAAATGAACCACTTATTTCTAATACTTGATTACTTGAAAACATTTTTCACCTACTTTCACTTTCTTGCCCTTTGAAACAGGCAATTTATTTCCCACCAATATCCCGCCGAAAATTATGTATATCACCTTACTATGAAGCCATAATAACCATATACTAATTCGCAGCACCTTCCTTTTATCAAAATACACTCTTTACATTTCGAACATTTGTTTGTATAATATTTTCATACCACACAAGTAAGGAGTAACCATTATGTCATCTACAAATTATGAACCTGTTTCTATCATTGCATCATTTGATACAGAAGGACATATTCGTCCACTATATATTAGAGTTAATTCAGAATCACTCAAGGTTCATTCTTGCTGGTTAAAGCCATCCTTCCGTGGAACAATCGAATTTCAATGTAAAGTAATTGATAATAATTATTTAAAAGATTTAAATATCATATATAGACAATCTGAAAATATATGGGCAATAGTAAAAGATTATATTAAATGAATTTGTTATACTTCCGTATACCACCAAAACATTCTTTTTACTTCTTCATTATTAAATGCTTCATCAATTGTATATCCGTTTTTATCACAGTATTCGTCAACGTATTTTCTAAAACTTGAATTATATCTATATTCATTTTTTATTAAATCCATTATTGACTCACCTCTTTAAATTGCCATTACCACCATCACGCAGGTTCAATGTCCAATGTGTTACTGAATCATCAATATTTGCGTGTGTTGCTACTCTTTGTGTGTTACTAATTACATATTCTTCATTGCCCAACGTAGCCGTTATAAAACCGTCTGGCTTACTTAACAGTTCTTTGGCTAACACATGACTTGTACTAATTACTTCTAAAATTTCCGATGTCTCCCTTCATTTTAATTGTATCTATCTACATAATATCTGTAGATGTAATCTATTGTATGTTTCATAGCGTCTTCGCCAGTTTCAATTCTGTCAAGTTGTTCAATTTTCCAAGGATGAATATTTTTTACTTCTGAATTACCATCTATAAATCCAATAACGGGTTTACCACTTATGAACGCATATAAAATTTCATCGCTTGTTCCTAATGAGCTATGTAAATCTCGAAGGTTACATAATACTATATCTGCTTCTCTAACCATTCTTAAATCAAATCGCATAACTTCTGTTTCAGAATGGTGATAGTTCTTACCTATCCGATAGAAATCTATGGGTGAAACCATCGTAATGTCATCGTATAATTTTTTAACATATTCTTTTGCTTCTTCTCTCCATTCCTTTGGATAATCGTGTTTATCAGTATTAAAATAACAACTCATTGCGCCAGCTAAGTAGATATTTCTTTTCATTGATTTTCCTCCGCTAATTTCATACTATTTTCATACGAATATTCTCCAAAATATTTATTCTCTGCATCTTTTCTTGCTTTTATTGCATCTTCCAATTTTGTATAAGAACCAAGATGGATTTTGCTTCCATTAACAGCAATTCTACTTTCATATGTAATAGAATTTTTTGCTTTGCTTTTTCTTATGCCGGTTACATTAAATGGATTATATTTAGAAAAGTCTTTATTCATGTTATTTTGTCCTTTGGTAACTATTCTCAAATTACTCTTTCTGTTATCGCTAACAACATGATTGATGTGATCAACGCATTTATCATCGTCTACGTTCATAATGTAACGATGCATTAAAATGTAATCCGAGTTTGATGAAGTGCTATGTATGACATATCCATTAGAATCCAATCGCCAGTAAAGATATTTTATTTTTTCATAATCTTCTAAATCAAAATAGAATTCATTACCTTTTGCATCATAACCAACGCCATATTCATTTTCTAAATTAAACGTATTGTTCTTTTTGCCATTACTCACACAACCGCATGATTTTGTACTACCAATTTTTTAAACTGTAATCTAAAACTTTCTTAACATTTCCACATTCACATTGACAAATCCACTGTTTATATTTTTTCCAACCTTTATATATACGTGGCTCACATTCACTGATCACCTTTAACATTCCAAATTTGTCACCTATTTTAATTTCTTCTCTAGTTTTTCTTCCTATATTTTTCACCGTCCTATATTTTATTTTTAGACATCCTCATACATCTTTCTATGCAATATTTCTACCTCCTACGACTTTGTTATATGTATAAAGAATCATTTCTGCTAAAAGTTCTGGTTTCAATCCTAAGTCATTACTAAATGAAAAATCAACATCATTTTCTATATCAGAAAAGTCTTCGTCATCTGCGTTTAGTCTACGTCTTGCTTCTGCAGCATTATCTCCCCGCTCCCTAAGTCTATTCCAAATAGTTTCTTCCCCTGCCGTAATATAAAATGTCACAGGATTTAATGATTTGATTTTTCTTAGCTGTCTTAATCCATGTGGATTTACAATGATTACTTTATCATCTGATAAATCTTCTACCGCGCTTCCGTAGTACCACCTATCACCAGTAACTACATCATAATAAATTGTTTCTGCAAAGAACCCATCTTTTTCCTTTTCTAAAAATTCTTCTTTGGTAATAAAATGATACTCAACATCTTCCGTTTCATATTCTCTTGGGGGTCTAGTTGTATAAGATACAATAGACTTCATACCCATTTTTATTAATTCTTTCTGAATAGTGTCCTTCCCAGCACAACTCTTTCCGCATAATAATAACAATCGTTATACCTCCGTCCTTCTATAAAATAATCTTTTCAAAGCCACGATGTGTCGCCAGTTCATTTTCAATTGTGGACTTCCCTGATCCGGAAGTCCCTAGTAAAACAATAATCATATGTACGTTTATTCCTCCACTTCAATATCATCAAAAATAATAGGTAATCTTGTCTTCAGTTCTTTCAGCAATGGTCTTGTAACCTGTACCATCTGTGGATGCGCTGCCTTTGCAGTTCTTAACTTAAAGAAGTTGCGCCACTCTCTGTAATTTGCGGTAATTGTAATTTCTGTCTTAGTACTGTTAGGTAAAATTGAACGTGCTTCCTGAGGTGTAGCACCCATATCAACAGCACTTAAATATCCAGTTTCTGCTAACGCCATCGCCTGTTCCCAATTACTGTATTCTTCAGTTCCTTCTTCCCAGAAGAACGGTCTAATAAATGTAATCCCATTATCAAACTTATCCTTTGAATAGTTACAGTACCTTGTACTCTCCTGTGCAAAAGAAGCGATTCTATGTCTCACTAGCTCATGTGATACACCACGATCCACCGTAAACTTAACCGACAATGTTGAATGTTCTATCATTGCCTCATGACCTCTACCAATTAACATCTGAACAAATTTTTTGGCAGATTCACCATCTTCTGTAATCTTATCTTCCGATTTGTAACATACACGCCCAATCTTCTCAATGTGCTGTAATTCCTTGACTCCACCTTCAGAAATCTCTGTTAAAATCTCATAACTAGGTTCAATAATTCTCATACTTTTTTCTCCTTTTTGTTTTTATGTTTTATTTGTTACACTTCAAATTTCTTCATATCTCCAATAAACGATGAAATAACACTTTCGTCTGAACTTATTATCTGTACTTCTAGTGGTTTCCCTTGCGCAATCGCAAAAACACCAATTAGAGATTTCGCATCTAAAATATTTCTTCCATCATATAAATTAATGTCACAATCATACCTTGAACAAGTATTAATAAATTCTGCAATAAACTCTGGTGTTGTTAGTTTAATCTTAATTTTCTGCAATTTTACTCCTCCCTATATTTGTAAAAGTTGTGTGCTCCATCATCAAATACAAATTGATAGTTTAATGTATTATTACTGTCAAAAAATAAGCAGCCATCAGTTGTATCTTCTATTTCAAATGCATATTCGCAAGCCAAAATAGTATCTTCTGACACTTCTACTTCCTTATATCTTCCATTTGAAACCGGTGAAAATTGGTCATACACAAGAATTTCAGATAAAGCATCTGGGAATTTTTCATGATATAAACGATTAAAAATTACAGAAGCGACATTCGCTTTCTGTTCAAATGAATAACATTCATCACCAATTTCAGCCTGTACAACATGAAAAAGCAAATCCAATTCTTCCTCCGAAAAATAATCATATATGGTTTCAGGTGGATCAATTATGTACGAATATTCCTCAATAATACTTTTATAGGCAATGAACCATTCTTTCTTATCTGTGATAGTTTCTATTTCAGTCATTTCATAATTCATTTCTTCGATAGCATTATCAATTTCAAAATTTATTGATACTGGTTGTTCTATTACAAAATTTTCAGCACTAATTCCTGTGAATATTGCTGTTTCTTGTACTGCCACAGATTCAGTTTTTGAATTTTCACTATGTCCCTCTAAGGGGACGACAAGCGCACTTAAAGAAACTATCACTACTGATAGCAAAATTTTAGTCTTTATATTCATTTGTCCTCCGTTGAAATTTGAATTTTATATGATATGTTTATGAGTTACATTTGTTACTTCTCTGTTTAAGATGTGATAATCTGAATAAATTCACCTTCGCTTATAATTGGTATTTCCAAATCATGAGCTTTCTTATTTTTTCCTGATGTACTTGCAACATCATTATTTATCAAATATGATGTTTTAGCTGACACAGAACCAGATACTTTTCCTCCGTTTCTTTCAATAACCGAAACCAATTCTTCACGATTCTTATACGCTTTTAAACTACCAGTGATTACAAAAGTTTTACCTTCAAGCACCTGCTTTACATTACCATTAGTATCTGACTCTCTAAAGTTAAATTCCCCAATAAACTCAGCAATCCATCTATAATTATCTCTGATGAAAGCCTTCATTGAGTTATTCATTGCGTCTCCAAAATCATCTAATTTAGTAAAGTCGTAACTATGGCACCAAATATCATAAAATTCTTCTGCTTGATTATTAAATTCTTTTGCAATAACTTTACTTGCCGTTCTTCCAATCAAAGGAATACACAATCCATAAATGAATCTATCTAATGTAGTATTTCTACTTTTCTCAATACTCTCCAACAGTTTATCTATAGATTTCTTACCAAAACCATCAAGTTTACACATCTCTTCTTTATGATCTGATAAATAATAAATGTCTCTGAATGTGTTTAACCATCCTAAATCAATAAATTTCTGTAATGTCTGCTCAGATAATCCATCAATATTGATTGCATTCTTACTTACAAAATGAACAAGTTTTCCCAACAGTTTCGCTTTACAATCTAAATTTGTACAATGTAATGTCTTACTTCCATTTTCATTATGTATTTCTACGTCTCCCCCACAGCACGGACATTTATCTGGTAACTTCCATGCATTACTCCTCGTAAGATTACTGTGTACTTTTGGAATTACCATATTTGCACGATACACTTGAATTGTATCTCCAATACCCAATTGCAAATTTTCTATATAAGAAACGTTATGTAATGTAGCTCTGGTTGTAATGGCTCCATCTAAATCTACAGGCTCAAACACCGCAACAGGGTTTATCAACCCAGTCTTAGAAGTATTCCACTCAATATCCTTTAAAATTGTATTATACAATTCATCTTCCCATTTTAATGCCATCCGGCAACATTCGTGGTGAGAAGTTGCTCCTAAAGATTCGGATAACTTACGACTATCTAACTCAAAAATCACGCCATCTGTCGGATATTGATAAAATTCTGGCTGTAATGCATCACATACCTGATCTACTGTGCTATTCAATTTTGTAAATGGTACAACTTCAAAACCCATATTGCAAATATCAATCAGTGTATCAGATTTATTATCTTCTTTCATATCTGTAACACACTCAAATACTACAAAAGACAGGTTTCTTTCTCTAACAATATTTAAATCAAGATTTCTCAATGCACCTGCTGCTAAATTACGTGGATGAGAGTATGGTGTTTCTAATGTGTTATTAATCCTTTTAAATTCAT